CAAGAAGCAGGTTGATGACCAGTACGAACTCTATAAAGACGACCCACTAGGCCCGCAGGTACTTGAGGGTAAGTTTGTCTTCGGTGGAGACACGGTTTTCGACCAAGACTCTATTCTTGAGGCTCGTGATGAGACTTTAAATGATGGTGTTCGCTATGAAGACGGCCATCGCTACTGCATCGGGATTGATACGGCCATCGGAAGTGATGAAATAGTCTTCACGGTACTTGATATTACTAAAAAGCCATACAAATTGGTCCGAGAAGTGGCTGCTAAGGGCAATTCACGCTCACCACAGATGCACCAGATGGTCTTGTTAGATTTAATTGAGGCTTATCATCGAGAGAATAATATGTTTATCATCCTAGAGACCTGGAATGGTGAGTCTGTTCGCTTCTATATGGACTTACCACCTTGGGTACAGATTATGACTAGTGTTTACGGGTCATGGTCACCTGATAAATTAGTAACTGACAACAAGAATGAAATAAAAGCCCGTCCTAACTCATCGAAGAAGGCTGATATTCTAATTAGCCTGCGTAAACTACTTTCGGCTGGAGAATTAAAGATTCCATTCAATGACCAGAGGTTAATCGACCAGTTGGCTATCTATCGGGAGGATGATGGTAAGCTTCAAACCGACCGTGTGATGGCCTTGGCACTTGCCGCACATAGGTCTTCACAAATAGAGGTATTATCTTCGCCAGAGTTTATTGATTATACATGGTAAATTCTATTGTCAATAACTTTATCTTAGTAGTACACTATGAACAGACAACGAATAGTTAATCCTAAACTAAAAAAGAAAAACAACAAACAAAATGAAGCCAGAACAACAAAAACCAGATGAAACAGTTGACAATGTGGAAGAGGACTTTATTAATGCGGTAAGAAGTCAATACTCTGCACTTATGCCAGAGATTGCTTCTCGCAATAAACGCATTGCTGACAACGACCAGTATATCTACGGCGAAAAGCTAGAGAAGATGCTAGACATCCCACTTGGTCACGATATGACACCAGTCAACTGGCTTCGTCGCACTGTTGAGATTCACCGTGCTCAGTTTATGGGCAAAGGTTTTGCTATTGATAGTTCTTATCAGGCAGAAGACATCTCGGCCGCTGGTACGGCTAACCAATCTGCTAATGGCGACCCACAAATATCCCAGCAAATACAGGCTGAGAAGCAACGTCTTATTATTGAGAACGAAAAGAAGAAGGGTTACGCTGAAATCCGCCGCCAACTTATTGAAGCTATTATCCGAGATAACGGTGGTAATGCCTTCTGGTCTACGGCTGCCGAGAATGCTTCTGCTGTTGGGGATACCGTCTTAAAGGCTTGGTATGATGAAGATAAAAAGAAATATACCATTCAGCAAATTGAAACAGTCGAGAACTTTTACGTTCACTGGTCTAGTAACGACTACCGACAGTTCGATTCAGTTGCTTATATCTATCAGATAGATAAACAAGCTGCTATCGACAAGTATGGTGTTAGTGAAGATGTAGTTATGAGCCCACTTGGTACACCTCTAGCTGTCCTGACACAGTCTCAGGTTGCTCAGTACATCTCTGTACAGATGATGGTTACTATCTTAGAGGTAACTGGTGAGGTTGAAGGCTGGGCAACTGATGGCAAGGGTCATTTACGTCGCTGTCCTATTGGTAAAGAGACCAAATTAAACGTCATTATCGTTGGTCAACAGGTCTATCAGATTATTGATGACGAAAAAGCTTTACCAGACTACTACATTTTGCCTAATAAGCGAGTTCGTCGTCGTCCTTGGGGTGTTCCTGATGTATCTGAAGCTGCAATTATGATTAACCTCACCTATATTGAGGCTCTTTCGGACTGGCGCACACTTGCAAGTAAGGTAAACTTCCCTAAGTTCAAGGGATATGGCTTTGGACCTGGCACTCAACCGCCAAAACCAAAGCCTCGTACTGTAGAAGTGCTACCACTTGCTGAAGGACAGGATATTCAACCTATGACTATGGGCCAATCTGCTCAGATGGGTGAATCAGACTTCATTCACCAGTTAACAGAGATGGAAAATCAATTCGTTCGTGAAGTTGGTATCTCTCGACAGTTATTTGATATGCCTGATGCTCCAAGCAACTCCAACCCAGCTGCTCTTACTTCAATGAAGTCAATTGGTGACATCACTAATGCTAAACGTGAACTGTGGGAGCCTGTCATCCGTCAGATGTTCGAGGATGCTCTACGTAAACTAGCTAAATATGATGACAAGATTAAAGAAGTCGTTGATGATGACAACTGGTTCATCAAAGTCTCGTGGCCTTCAGCTCTTAACTCAGATGACCCTAGCTACCATGCTATGCTGCTTAACCAATTCAATACTGGTCTACTTTCAATTCAATCTCTACTTGAGAAGCTTGGTTACGACAAACAAGAAATTGACCGTATCCGTGAAGAGATGGAAGACCCAGTTACAGCCTCTATCCATGGACATATCCTTTCACAAATGGCTGAGTACAAGCTCATTCCATTCGGCACGCCAATGCCTCCAAAGGTCAATATTAACCTACGTGGTGATATGACTCCTGAACAGGAAGGCAACGTAGCTGCAACTCGCGGATTCAATGATGGACCATTCGGAACAACTATGGGACCACAGGGAAGCGAAGGATTGGCTGCTACAGATAACGTCATTAACAAGGGACATATCCAAGGCGACCAAAACCGTGCTGGATTTGCTATTAGTACAAATGCTCCAACTGCTCCTCCTACGGCTCCAGGTGGCGGTGCTCCAGCAGGCGGCGGTACTTCACCCGAGTTGATTAATAGTCCAGGTGCTAACGCTACTCCTGGCACTGGCATTATGAGTCAACCTGGTTCAGGTGCTCCGATGACATCCGCCAAGGGAAAGATGGCTCAACATAAACAGAGACAGGGTAAATAATCATGCCTAGTCTTGGAAATGTCGGAGCGAGTGCGCTTGTTAAGTCGGCTGCTGGTATAGCTACTCAGATTGCTGACTATAAGGATAAGATGGCCTCTCTACAGTGGAACTCATCTGCTCAAACCGAAGCAGATTACGCAACATACTCTCAGTACCTTGATGGACGTATTAAAACACTCAGTTCTAGCGGTTCACTCTCGACAGCAAGTAAAGCCCTTACACTAACAGGCACACTTCAATCAGCTAACCGTAGTTACGTATCTAATAGTATCCAGAGAACATCTCAGGCTATTCTTGAAGGTAACGGCACTCCAACAGACAAGCAGAATGCCCTTATAGGTTTCTATAAGCAAGCTATATCTAATGGTGATGAGAACCTAGCCCAAAACATTCGTAGTCAATACGATACACTTAACCAACAGATTCAATACCAGCAACAAGTCGCTACAACTGCTCAGGCTGCTCTTGATAAGGCCAACGCTAGCGCCCAGGCCGCTGGTTATAGTGATGCTGCCTCAATGTATGAGGGAGTCTTAAAGCAACTTGGTCAGGTAATCGGTGCTGGTGGACAAGGCAACCTTACTAAAGACCTTAAACAATTCGTTACTAATAATGCTGCATCATTCAAAGCACTTGGGGTTACACTCCCTGCTGGCTCGGCTCCTACAGACGGCGCTCTTATTCAGGGGATTATGTCAGCTAGTGCCGCTGCAAATTACAAGGCTTCTCAAGCTACAGCTGTTACTGACCCAATTGCTTCATCAAATTACTTGCAAACTGCTCAAGGAATTTTGGATGGTACCAAGCAATTCACTATTGGTGGAAGTAGTATGAACTTCAACGATGCTACGGCCTTCGCTCAGAACCCTAGTACCTTCTTCATAAAGACTACTGGTATAGATGCTAGTGGAAAGCCTACCTATGGTTTTGCTCCTACAGCTGTTACTGGCTATCAGTATGACCAACAGGGTAATATACAGCCTATCTATGCTACAAACGACCAAACTACCTATGATGCTCTTAATACTAATGACCAGAAGCAGACAGTTACCGACCTACAAGCTGCTGGATTCACCGTTAAGATTGTCAACGGCCAAGTTCAGGCTACTCAATCGACTGATGGCAAAAATGCCTTCTTTAACAACGCTATTGGCAACTATGGCTTTCCTAAAGATGCTGCCTTTATTGTTAACAAGACTGGTACGGGTTATCAGTTCGCTCCTGTTAATGATTCAAGCACAGCTCCTCACTTATTGACGCTATCGAAAGACAATACGGGCAAGTTTGGTATCTATGAGCAGAACTTTAACCCAGTTAACAAGTCTCAATCGTACAACCTAATCGGTCAGTTTGATGGATTTAACGCAGTTCAAAACACGGTCACACAATCAGCTGATAGAGCTTCATCACTAGCTGGTGCTCTTCAACAGAAGTTCGGTACTGGTACGCCATTAACCAATGACTACATCAATAGCACTATACCTGACCTAGCTAAACAGTACTTCAATGGCAATAACGACCTAGCTAAATCAGCTGTAACTAGCTTCGTACAGCCAATACAGTACAATACTGCCAACCCTAAGTCGGTCCCTGCTGCTGGTATCGTCCCTAAGAATGCTGCTAACCAGTCTATCGCTCAGAACACGGCTCAAATACTTGGTATTCCTATGATTGGACCAGTTAATAATTCTACCCCTGCTGCTGCACCTAAAGTTAGTGCCCCAGCACCAGTTAAAACACCAGCTGCACCACCTTCAATTGCTGGTAACGGTATGATTAGCATACCTAATGGTTCTAAACCAGACCTTAATACGGCTCTAAAATCTGCATTTACTAACTTCAGTGGACAACCACAGGGTTATACTGAGAATGTAGTCTTGAAAAACATCGCTAATTCATACTTTGGAGGTGATATAAAGGCTGCATCTACCCCAGTTTACCAATATCGACAAACTAACTTTGGACAATAATAATGCAACCAGAAACACCAGTTAAGCCATCAGTTACCCAGGGACAGTCATTCCAGGACTTTGCTGCTGGTATCCAGGGTCAGACACTCGCTCAGAAGGCACAGAAGGTCGTAAATACAGCGGCTCCTTTGGCTACTTCTTATTCTACCCAGGATAACCTTGGTACGATGTCTGCACAGCAATTGCCTAAGCCTACTGTTGATAACACCATACTTGGTAAGCTTACTTCGTTTGTTGGTACGTTTGCGGGTCAAGTTGGCGGATTAGTCGCTGGCGCTGTTGGCGGTATATTTGATGCAGCTGTTAGCAGCGTAGAAGCTCCCTTTAAGTTAGTTGGCAACTTAGTTAATGAAGCTAATATTAGTAATCAGATTGATACTAATAACAAGCAATTGGCTGCTTACCAGACTAAGATGAGTTCATTATCGCTTAGTTACAGAAGTGGACGGATTACTCAACAGCAATATAAGGATGCGCTT